TGATGCTTTTGGAGCTGGTTTTTTATTATCACCACCACCAATATCAGACGATACTAAATCTTCTTCAAGTTGACGGATTATTTCCATCAAATCTTCGTCCATTGGTTCTTCTTCATCTTCTGCTTCATTGTAGAAACCGTATTCTTCAACTGGTTCTTCTTCACCTTCTTCACCTTCTTCCATTGCTGGTTCTTCTTCACCTTCTTCACCTTCTTCCATTGCTGGTTCTTCTTCTTCATCTGCTTCATTGTAGAAACCGTATTCTTCAACAGGTTCTTCTGTTTCTTCGGCTTCTGCTTCTTCAGACAGTTTTTTAGAAAGCATAGACTGTAGGCGAGGTGTGAACGCTTCTTCTAACGCGAGTTTTGCATTTGCAAGTGCTACTTCCTTAACTGCTTTAGCGTCTGCAATTGCTTCTCTTAATAAATCATTCATTAAAATCTCCAACTATTCTAGCGTTATTGTTAACGTCTAATTAATATAAAAATAGTATATGCCCCTATAAGTTGAAGATAATATTGATTCTTCATAGGGTATTATGTCATAAATAAGTATGGTGTATTGTTAATTTTTTATTATTTTTGTGATTTTTTTTCATTGGCGGGAATACCAAAAATAGAACTCAAATCAATTTCCGTATAAAGAAATCGTTTATCTCTATCCTTAGTATCAATTTTCTTTTCCTTTTTCTCGTCAGGCATTGATTTGCTCCACTAATACTTTGTATATATTTCGTTTTTCATTATATCCGTGGATTGTAAATTTACAATTTCTCGGTAAGGTTATTTCTGTTTCGTGACAATAATCATTTACTTTACACGGTAGTGTAAGTACAGATGAACCAGCTGGTATTAGCATTTCAAAAAGTGGTAATCGCTTTTTATCCAAGCTTTCAACTATAAGTGGATTTAGGGAAGTGGTAACATATCCCTTATCAACCCATGTACCAGCGTCTAAGAAATGTTGTAAAACATCTGGTGTTTCTACCGAACGATATACAACCAAATTAAAGTCTAACCGTTGTAATTCTTCTCTGAATGCAAAGTCTAAACTATTAATAGTAAACGATTGTATAGAGTCTGTAAACTCTGGAGTTCTTTTACTTTCTTTGTCTTTTGGTTTACCAAGTCTTAATTGTTTTTCAATTTGTTTTTTTGTTGCTAATTGAATATCAGAACGTACTAATTCATTTATATCAGAAGTATGTTTGTAATAATAATCTAAAGCCATTGTAGTTTCTTTATCCAATGGTTTTTTACTTATTATACTATGTTTTAGAATTGAAATATTTTGAATCTTTTTAGTTATTAAACCGATTTTCTTTTTAGATTCTTCATCTTCTTTATTTACAACGACTTCATCGTAAAGGTTTAACATATCTTCATATTCAAATACCAAAAGTTTTCCTTGAGTTTCTGGTCCAATACTTGTAGATTTTTTATTTAAGTTTTGAACTTCAACTTGGTTTGCCAACTCAACTGATTTCAAGCCGGTTGATGATTCGTCTTCCTTTGGTTCTTCTTCTGTTTTCTCTTCACTATCTTCACTTGAACTATCTTCCGCGGGTTTTTCGTCCTCTTTAGGTTCTTCCTCTTTAGGTTTGTCTTCCGCGGGTTTTTCTTCCTCTTTGGGTTTTTCTTCTTTGGGTTTTTCTTCCGCAGGTTTTTCTTCTTCCTTTGGTGGTTCTTCTGCTGGAGTTTCTGCAGCAGGTGCTTCTTCGTCTTCTTCCGATAAGTAAGAAGACTTATTCATATCTTCGATTATTTTCCGTATTTCTTCACGGATAACTTCTTCGATATAATGCGAGGTCATTAAAAATACTCCTGCTATGTTAGATGTTTTCTGCGTCTAATTTTCGCTGTCTTCTAATAGCAGCGTTTCTTTTTTCAGCTTTCTTTTTCGATGGTTTAATATATTCCATACGACTTTTATATTCTTCAAGAATACCTGCTTCTTTTACTTTACGTTTGAATATTTTAATCATAACATCAACCGGCATACCTGTGTTTTTTACTTTTACATGAGCAGCATTAGAGTGTGTGTATACTCTATCATTCATAACTTTCTTTCCTTATTGTTTATTAATATCTTTTATCTCATAGAATTTACTGAGATGTTTACCTATATTCTCGTAAATCGATTCCAAAGTTCTTTGTAGTTTTACAATCTTTTGTGTTGTTTGTTCAAAAACTTTCACAGATTCTTTTAACTGCTTTGAACTTCTTCTATGAGAAACGCCTTCAAACCAATCACCAGATTCTTCAACCATATTTTTACTTGCGAATTCAACCATTCTTTTAATTTCAGATACAACCTCGGGTAGTTGCTTTGAACGATGAACTACTGCACGATATTCATTATATCTACCAATTGATTCTATATACATTCTTTTTTGTTCAGATGTAAGAACTTTTGTACTAAATCTCTCTTTCATTACTTCTTGTACAGCGTCGGCAACCAATTGATTTAATTCTTCTTTTGTTAATGTTGATTTACTTTCACCAACTTTTTTTGGAAGTCCTTTGTGTTTCGTTGCTGCAAACTTTTCAATATCTTTTTCAGACATAGATTTAGCAAGTTGTTGAATAGACTTACTTGCTTTTGAAAGAGGAATTTTACCACGCTTAACTGCTAAAGCAAGTCCCATTAATTTTTGTTGTTGTTGTGAAAGGGCAGGCATTATCTATCTCCAAATATGCATTCACAAACATTTCCAATTTCACAGATAATGTTTGTAATGTTATTATGAATACGTTGAATTTTAGGATCAATTTTAGAAATAGTTTCTAAACTAACACCCTCTCTAATTAAACCTTCATTCTGATAACCATCTGCATACATGAATGCACCTTGTGTGGATGGATTCGATACAAAGTCCCAACCTATTAATTCAAAATCCTCTTGTACTTCAACTGTATTTTCACTTATTTCTTCAACTGAGCCTAACCCACGAGAAGAAATGCCGAGTCTAATACCAGCACCAAGCAGTTGTTTTAGAATGTTACCAGATGGGGTTGGGAGTATCTCTACTGTACCAACTACATCATTGCCTTTCCAATCTACACTCAAAACATTATGAGAAACATTTCTAAGATTTATTACAGATGAATCTGGATGATCTAACTCTCCCAACGCTCTGTTCTCTTTGATGTTTGTTTCAGTATATTTTTTTACTTCACGCATCAAAATCTTTTTTGGATAAACTCTTCCATTTTGATTTTTTGCTTCAGCTCTCTGTAAAACTCCAGAAACTATAACTTTACCGTCATTCTTTCTCTCGGATTCTGCAATCATTCTTGGACTTGCACTAAAGAGTATAGTATCTACGAGTAGTTGTTTCATATTATGCACCTAATTCGTGTATTTTTTTACTAATTCTGTTTATTCGTTTTGATATTTTTACCAACCGATTTCTTGATTCTCCCCATAGAGTTCTTTGATCAACCGCCATTTCTGTTTTTAATCGTGAAGTGTGGTCTACTACCTTCTCAACTTCATACATAATTCTATTTATACGTTGAATAGAATCATTTATTTTTCTGTTTGTAGTTCTTGTTTCATCTTTACGGAATTCTTTATATGATGCTTCACTTAAATATTCTTTTACAGATTTTAATTTTTCTGGAGTTTTACCAAAAACATTCTTTTCATTAACTATTTTATATCCAGAAGTTTCTGCTTTTACAGGTGCGTATTTTTTCCAAGTGGCTTCATCTTTGTGGAAAACTCCATCTTTGAATTCATCACCATCGGATGCAAATACAGAAACAGATGCTTCATTTAATAAACGCATAGTTTGTTTATATACAGATTCATGATTTCTTTTTTTAGTCTTTGGAACAAGTTTATATCCGTAAACTTCTGCAGTTTCTTTATTGTGTTGTTCAAAATCATCTTCATTAGCAGAAAATGCATTTGGGGTCTGATAACCAACAACATTGGCTGTAACATTACCAACTGCAGCTTCTTCCTCAAACACCTTAAATTCTTCGGATTCTTTTATTTTATGTATGAAAGCGTTTACATCCATACTGTTACCTAATTGCTTGATTACGAACTAATGCGTATACAGTACCACTATCTACTTTAACACTACTTAAAGATAATTCATGGACTGCTTGTGTTGTTGCTAGTGTAGCAAGTGCTATTGTTCCACCATAAGATAACGATGCTGTTCCCGTAGTACTCGTTGCTACAATAAGTCCACCAACACCAAAATTAGAGCTAGTAAATGCAGTTGTACCAGCTGTACAAGTGATTGATTTAATGAATTTTCCTGGATGACCTTTTGTATCAAACTCTGTTGCTTGTGATGTAGGAAAATTGTAAGGATGTATTTCATTTATGCCTGGCATTATTTACTCCATGATAAATCGTCTATTAAACTGTAATAACGAAGAAGTGCAGAAATATGATTTTCTTCTACTTTCTTGATTGTTGAATAATCATCTAAAAGATTAATAACTTCTATTAATTTTATTTTTAAAGATTTATCATTAACTCTATGTATATTTTTCTTAAAAGTATTTTTTACACTTACCGCTTCTGATTGTATAAGAGATTTTAAATTGTTAGTGTTACTAATATTTCCAATGTATTCTCTTAAAAGAGTTTTTTGTGATTCACTTAAATCACCGTATTTTCTATTAAACTTCTCAACTAAATATGCATACGCTAATAATCTAATTTCTTTTGGTTCGTTTTTAATAGAAAATTCTTCATTAACAATTTTTTGCTTACTATTAGAAGTAATTGTTTCTAAAATTGTTATACGTGATTTAGTAAACTCAACTGGATTATCTATTTCATTATTTTCAAATATTTTATAAACAGAAGCAAGTAGTTTATAGTTTTGAACTTTTGTTTGGAAAAATGAATCTATATCAAAGTTTTCTTTTATAGTTTTAATAAGTTGATATTTTTCTTCATTTAGTTTGTTTCTGTTTAACCCACGCCTTGCTTTTAATACCGCTTCAATAAGCATATTTGCTTTTGTATCAGATTTAAGACGCTCATCGCATAAAGTCTTGTACAACTTATACTCTTCTATAAGTTCGGTATTTGTGTTAAAATACTTTTTTAGAATCTGTATTGCTACTGATTCGTTTGAAGAAATAATATCAGATGTTATTTGACGTGTTAGTAATTCAAATAACATCGCAGTATTTTTAAACTTTGAATGTTTAATTTTTTTCATTTTTCCTTATACCTGTTAATGTACATTATCATTAAATAAATATAACAAAAATCATAATTCATCTAATAAATTATTTTCGTCAAGCATATTTGGTTCATTTTCTACTTTAACAGCGGGTTTAAGACTCTCTGCTATTATTTTTTTAGTTTTAATTTTAATTCCGGCCATACTAGTAAGTAAATTTCCAAGTTCTTTATTTTCTAAAGAAAGTGAAGAATCAGATTTATTCTCTGGTCTTATAGTTTTTGTCCTCGATAATGTTCTACCTAAATCTTTACTACCGATTGGATCTCTTCCCATTGGATGATTATCTGTTGCATAATTTAGGTTTTTAGCTGGTCTGCCAGCACCTGGCCATCCACCGTCTGGAGTTTCTACATCGTTTATCACTCTACCACCGCCTCTGACTGTAAGTGTTGCAATATCGTGTGGTGTACCAAACGATTCTTTAGTTACAGCCGGATCGTTTCCTTCACTTTCAATTTGTTTCTGACGGAATGCGTGTTTAATATCTTCAAGAACTTCATTCTTTTCAAATTCTGCTTCATCTTCCGAAAGATTGAATATGTTTGCGTAAATATATTTCATTGAGAATAACTTCTTTTCAATTAAAGAACCTGCTAAATCAACACGTTCTTTCATTAAAGCAACTTTTTCTTGTTCGTATATAATGGAAGGACCAGTTAAATTCAATTCAAAATTTACTAAATCTGCATTTTCATAACCTTGCGCATACAAATGAACGATTGCAATTTTAGTTAATTCAGAAACAACAATTCTTTGAACTCTTTCAATTGTTCTTGCAAAACGAATATCTAATGCAGCAAGTGTTGCTTTACCGTCTGATCTTTCATCGTATCCTAAAAATGGCTTAGGTACTTTTAGAGCAGCGAATATTTTACTTCTTAAATATTCAACATCTTCTATCGCTTGATACTGAAGTCCTGCAAGTGTTTCTATTGAAGTATTTGCTTGACCACCACGAACTGGCAAATAAAAATCCTCTAACATATTTTGCATATTGAACCTAAGATTATAATCACCAGTTTGTTCATTCATCATTGGTGTTTTTTTCATACGATTCATAATGGTGTTCATGTATTGATCAACTTCTGCTGGTGGAATGTTACCAATATCAATTTTGAATATACGTTTTTCAGGAGCTCTCATAATTCTATGAATCAACATAGCGTCTTCCATAAGAACCAATTGTTTATACAATTTTCTTGCACCTTCTAACATTGATTTGCCATATGGAAGATAATTTGTATCACCGAGTAAACGGAAGTGAGCTATTTCATAATTTTGAAATTCACCTTTTCCAAGTGGACCTTCATATATAAACTTAGTCATATAAATATGTTCTGGATCAGTTCCTTCTTCACGTTGCATTTCGTATGGAGAAAAAGGAACAACATTAGTTACACCCAATTCATCTTTTACGTCCAAATACAAATAAAAATCTCCGTACTTACAAAGATTACGAATCCAAGGCCAAAGGTTATATTCTATGTTTAATACATCATAAAAAAGATTTTTAAGAATTTTACGAATATTATCATTATCGGTTCTAATAGTTAAAACATCACCTTGATCATTTTTCAATGTACTTTCATCTGAGTAAATATCCAATGCAGAAGAAATAATTGCATCGGTATCCATCGCTTCATAATCGGTGTATAAATCTATCTTTGTTGCTGAAAATGAATTATACTGATTGTAAACAGAAATAGGTGTACCACGAGTACCATGTAGGCGACCGTATCTGTCAATAACTTTTGAAGTATGAGGATTACCATCCGCTTGATAACGAGCGGTATCCACTACTTTTAATTTTTTACCACCAACATTTCTTACAACAACATTGGTAGAAAACAGAGTTTTAAGTCTGTCAAACAATGATTTCTTTTCAGCCATGTATCACCTATTATAATAGTATTTATATAAATATAGATTAAAAATACTTAAACGCTATTTAATCAACCAAGTTAAATCTTCGTCTGTATTATTTACTTTCATACTCCAACCATTATTGTTATCATTGAAAGAATATGATGTTTTATGTGGAGTTGCAGATTTATTAATATAATTCAAACTTAAACGAGTTTGTTCTATACCTTCTTTTCTTAATTTCATAGCGGTATCTCGTACCCATAACCCTATTGCAAAAGCCATTACTAAATCGTCATTATAACCACGTTGTGCTTCTGCTTTTGCTCCATTCCAAATGAATACATATAATTCTTCAATTAATCGTCTTGAATGAATTATTGGACCCCTTTCTCTGAAATATGTTTCTAATTTAGAAATTAAGAGTGGGCGTGTTTTTGATGATGTTGTAAAACCCGGCACCATATTTTGTTTCGATTTTAAATCGTAGCCCTTTGGTAATTGTACCGATGGATCAACGTAACCATCTTCTCGGTACGTATAATATAAGTTCTGATAACCACGATCAATTATTTGTTGAATTGCTGCCCAACCAACATTCGCATTTTCAACAACAAGTAATGCGTCATTGTATTCAGTTGCAATTGAAACTAATGTATTACCGTAGGATTTTGTATCCAACTTACCTTTATACTCAGCAACTTGTTCTAAACTTTCCACATCAATAACATGGAATGCAGAATAGTCATTACCATCACCACGTGCAACGTCACCAATTACAATATAATCTCTCGTAGGGTCTGGATATTTCCAAATCCATAATGCTTCCTCACCACCACGTTTTTCAATTGGATCCATTGCGTGTGTTTGCTCATACCATTGTACCAATTCACCATCAACAACTGCACGTCCTGACGCTAAGAAGTTTCCATCACATTCTTGTTTAGCCATGTCTGGTCCAAGTAGAATATCTTGTTCATCTCTCCATGACTGGTCACGTTCAGGGTGAACTTGCCATAATAATTCTATTGGATTAAATCCACCTTGCCCTAACTTAGCATCTACCCATTTTTTATGATAAAAATTACCAACACCGTTTGGAGTAGAATTTATAATGGCAGAACCACCAGTAGAAAGAGTTTGTTGTGCGGAAGCCCATATTGGTTCAATTTCATCAATGAACGCTGCTTCATCTATCACCAGAAGTGATAATGCTTCAGAACGTCCAGAGTCCGATGCAGCCGATGCTGCTTTAATTTGTGAACCATTCTTAAAACGGAGTGAGAGTTTATTATCTTCTTGAACACCAGTTTTTAACCAACTTGGTAAATTATCATACATAACTCTAACTTTAGTTACCAAGTTTTTAGCTGTATCTTGTTTTGTTGCAATAACAAGAATATTTTTGTCATTATTAAATAACATCATCCAAAGCGAATAACCAGCAATTAATGTAGAAATACCCAACTGCCTTGACTTGAGTACAATGTTGTAACGGTGTTTATTAAATTCATGTAATACATCTTCTTGGAATGGGTATAAATCAAATAACATTTTGCCACGAGTTGGGTGCTGAATCTTTGCGTATCGTTTCATAAAGTACGCAGGATTTTTAGCACATTTTGCATACTCGTCTTTTACAATTTCTTTAAGATTCTTTGGAATACCACTCATTTAGTAACCAATATTATTGAAACTACCGTTGCTGCTCCACTCATAAACCACAATAATTTGTTATCGTACCAACGTGGTTGTAATTCATCCACAGTTCTTTGTAGTGCATCAGATTGAATTCTACAAGCGTCAAATGCTTTTTGGCGATTCGTTAACATAGTGTTGTACCAATTAACTCTTGTTTTATATAAATTAACCAATGTGTCTTGTTCACTTACTATTAATTTCAAATAATCAATAGAATCTTTCAATGTCTGTATTTTATTAGCAAGAATTGTAATTTCTACTTTATTAAAACAAACAACAGAATCTATTTTCTTAATAGCTTCTTTTTCTTTAGAAAACATAATTGTAGTTGCAAATAAAAAAACTAATATGTATTTCATAACTCACTCTTTTATAAAATTCTTAATGTATGTTGTTGCTGAATCTGAATTATTGATTTTCGGTGTTTTAAATATAACAAAGTTTTTTCTGATATATTTTACCTTCTCGGTTTGATTATTTATAATGGAATCTAATTTATCAGAATGTTCTTTTAGAATTTTATATTCCGCTTGATACATTTGAATTACGCCTTCTAAACTATCTTTTGTTGTTGTCCATTGTTTAATTCCTGCTTTTGAACTTTGAGTATCTTTAAACATATAGAACACAAATAACACAGCTACTAAAGTTGCAACTCCCTTTAGAATCCATTCTAATCTTTTATCTATTTCCATAACTAACCTTCTGTATAAGTTGAAACCATTTTTGCTTTTCCACGTCTAGTTGAACCATATTTTCTTTTACGTGTTACCGCACTTTTCTTTTGTTTTGAAGTCATTGATGTTGCTTTACTCGCAGGTACACATTTTGGATATGCTTTTTTTCCACCTTTTCTTGATTTTTTACCAGCGGATGCACCACATGGTGGATGCCCACCTTTTTTACTTTTACGTGAAATATCAACCCATCTTTCTTTAAACCACTTGGAAAGTCCACCAGACGGCTTTTTTCCTTCCATCAGGTAGTTTACCACATACTCACGAATTATTTTTTTTGTAATATTTTTCTGTGTGTTGTTCATACAGATAAATATGCTTTATCCAGAAAAGTTATTTTGTCCAAGAGTTTCAATTGGTGGTGTTGTAAATGTTGGTTCTGTTGTAGAATTTGTTGCAACTGATTTTCCTAACTCACCAACCTTTCCAATTACATCATCTAATGTTCCTTTTAGTGTTTCTGTAGTTCCACCCTCTGCTGCTTTTTTAACTGCATCCTCAACCAATTTTTTTAAATCTTCAAGTTTTTCACCCGCTTTACTTTTCAGTTCATCCTCAATCGCTGCACTACCAGATAACCCACTTCCAGACGGTGGTGGTACACTCAGTAAGCCCAACCAAGGTAATGTTACTGCAATAGGAGCAGGAACAGACGGAACAAGTCCATTGTAAGTACCTACTATTGTTGTTTGATGCCCAACAAGAGCAGAGTATAAAGAATCAACAAAAAGATTAAAATCACCCTGACTAAAAGCTAATTTAATTTCCTTTTCTAAATCTTTTGGATTTCCTGGAAATAAAACCATTGTTCCAGCAAGTGGAATTGTAGTGGGTGGCATTGGTGGTAATTGTGTAAACGTAGATTTAACCCAATATAAACAAAAGCCAGTTGCAATTAATATATAACCTTCATCACCACCTGTTGCTCTATTTAAGTCAAATCCATTTTTTATTAAATCCTTTAATGTTGCTTTATCACCACCTGCAACCATAGAACCAAAAAATGTACAAGTGTTCCCAATGTTTGCATAATCATAAGCATCCAATAATACCC